CCGGCACCGGCTTGTCAGTTCCCGTTTCCCGAATCAGGACTTTCTCGGTCAGGACAACACCCTCAACGTCAAGTCCCGTGGAGATCGGACGTTCTCCGATGTCTTCCGTCAGGTCAATTTCACTCAGACCGGCTACCTGCTTGTTGTTAATTTGGACACGTACATCGATCTTGGTGTCCTCAAGGATTTCCCTGTGGTTTCCCCACTGGATGTTTACCTTGTCCTCGCCGATCTTGTAGTTAGAGTCGAAGTGGTAGTCACGCAAAACACCTGCGCGAATCTGTTCGCCGCGAAGACCGGCGATACCACGAGTACCCGCCATCCTTACCACCCCTTTATAAAGAAATTTCCCCTACATTGAGTATAGTTCGTAGGGAATGTAGGGGAACCGATTAACGTAGAGTCTCGGACAAAACTCGCTCGATTCTTCCTTGGGAGTTGTAGGTGTAAGTCTTCACCGTTACCCGCCCGTCTCGGGTCACTGTCTCCTTCGTGATTTTGCCGAGATCGTTGTATTCGTATTCTTTTTCTATCCGGTAATCTCCGCTTACGATCTCCTTGACTACGTTTCCTTCATTGTCGTACTCGAAGATAATCTCGTAGTCTCCCTCGCCCAACAGATAATCAAGACCTTTTTGCAAGGTACTTGCCAGCGTGTAGGCAACGTCCATCTTGTCTCCGTATTCTACAACAAAGACGCCGGACACTACGATTTCGTTGTCACTGTAAGCATAGGTCTTCGTGTACTCCGTGTCCCCGATTCTAGCCGTCTCTACTGAAATCAGGCCATTTTCATACTCGTAGTCAATGTCGTAAACGAAGCTACCGGTTATCTCCTGTCCTGTAATGTTTCCGTCTTGGTCTACCCCGTATAGTACGTCCTTGCGGTACAGCGAGCATACTGCCCGACCGAATGCTGAAACCAATTCCATTGAATACCCTGTTTCGCGGAACAGATTTCCATTTTCATACAGGTATAGCTTCTCGTAAGCCTCACCAAACACGTTCAGGGTTTCCTTGGTAACTAATCCGTCAGTGTATTCGTAGGTCTTGACGTACTCGACCTCGCCCTTGGATACTTCCTCCACCACGTTGCCCGCCGAGTCCAATAGGTATTCCTTGTGTACGTAATACCGGGTAGGTCGGAGGTAATTGTGGAGCGTCAAGGTAGCTAGCCAGTCTACCTTGTTTCCGTACTCCCTGATCTTATTTCCGTCGCTGTCGTACTCATAGGTACAGACATAGGAGGCTCCTTCAAACACGGTCACTTCCGTCAGAAGGTTGTTCGTTATAGGGTCGTAGACAAACGTCTTGGTGTACGGAAAGTCGCCCGTGGCAATCTCTTGAATCACGTTACCTGTGTTCGGGTCTAGGATGTACCTTATTTCAGCATTGTAGGTTAGCGGCTGTCTAACTGCTTCTCCCGACCCGCCGCGAGAGGCCAAATCCTCAATGTAATCCAGCCGGTCATCGAGAGTAGGGAAAACACTACGGGCGTCAGACAGTTCCATTTCGATATTTTCAATTCGTTCAAGCAGATCGTCAGGAATCGGGGCCGACCCTTTCAACTGGTCGATTTCATCCTGCATGAAGTTCAACCGACTGCGTAGGTCGGGGAACACGATCTCGTCGTCCGAATAGTTCCTAGCCTTTCGTACTTCTATCTCAACGGCTGTCAGCCGACTGTTAAGTCCGGTCGGACTGTAAAGAAGGGAATCGGAATTGAACCATTCCTTAATGACGATTTCATCCCCGACCTGTAGAGTGGCCGGGACTTGGTTTCCTTCGTCGTCATAAGCACTTATATCCAAACGGATGCGGGTATCGTCTACTTCCTCGTACCCGCCGCCCTCCGTCAACCTGTTACCATTCAGGTAGACATCAAGGACTTTCTTCCCCATCTCGTAGGGGTATTCAAGCGTGATAAGGTTTGGGTCGTCGGCGTGTTCGGACAAGTATTCTTCGGTGACAATGATTTCTTGGTAGCGCCAGTTAAGCGCTTGCGTAGGCTTTTTGACCCTGAAATCCAGCACGTCCTAACCCACCACCCTTACCACACATTGATAACGAAGTCAAACAGGTAGTCGTCTACCATCACCGGAACGGAGCTTCGCGCTATCCTAGCCCAAAAGAACACGCTTCCGCTGGCCGGTACTTGACTTATCGTTAGGGATTTTTGGAAGTTTCCGCTCGGAACGCCGTTCACGTCTTCGCATATTTCGACCCATTCCCACCCGAACTCATCCATGTATTGCTGAATAGCGATATTCACGTTGTCGTGCGGAACGTCGATCATGTTCCTGAGTTCGAGTCTGAAATCTCTGTAGAACGAGTCTATGTACCCGAAGTCATTTTCGTGAACATCCAGCGGCTCCCCGTTGTAGTACACTTCAAGGAAGTTCCCGCAGTGGAACACATCCCCTCCGAACACGTCGTCGTGAACGCCCTGCGCCGTTAGGTTACCTTCTTCGTCATACACTTTGACTTCGATCTTGAGCGGCATGATGTACTCGAACACGCTCAAGTCTTCTTCGTAGTCGCAGTCTTCGAGGGTTGCCATCAGAACCGGGTCTTCCTCCCGGATGTCGTAAATCTCGACCCTTGCGTTCTTCGGGAGTGCCCTAAAGCTGATCTTCGTGTCTTCGTAGACAGATAGGGTATGAATCTTTAGCGGCTCCCCCTCGTCCCCCTCAAGCTCGACGCCCCACAGGGTCGCGTTGGGAAACTTAACGGAGCCGCGAATGTCCCAATCCTTACCGTTCTCCGAACCGTAGCCCTCGTACTCGTCTCCCTTCTTCACCATCCGAACATACGGGTACGATAGCGTTGTCCCGATTTCTTCGTTGTAGTATTCCAGCAGTTCCAGCTTCTCCAAGTCTGTGATGTATGCGACGAACCCCCCGAAGTCCTTGGCGATTGTAGGATTGTACGTGTTACGCATCTCAAGAACAGCGTTCGTCGGCAACTCTCTAAGGAGATAGGCAGGGAACTTGCCGTGAAGGAGGTTGAGAGTACCGTCGGTCAAGTCTATATAAAACCGATCAGTGGACGGGTGCATCTGCCACCCGTCCGCGATCAGGTCAATGCTATTGCGAAAGTCCTCGTGGACAATCTTCCCCGACTTGACACGTTTGACGTGAATCACAATAGCACCCCCTACTCAATAATCCATATGTTTCGCTCCCCTTTGCATCCTTGGTGGTGCCTTCGATAGTATTCAAGGAGGTTTTCAATCAGGAGCTTTACGGCCATGTGCCCGCCGCACCCAATAAATTCCTCCACCACTTCCGCTCCTACTACCTTCATGCCCTTGACAACAATGTTGTCAACAAAGGATGCGTCCTGAGATTCCGAGCGCTCTGTTCCGATCTTCTTAAAGACCCACTTGGCTTCATGCTCACCTTCCAGTATAGGAAAAGAGTAAGCTCTTTTAGTTTCCGCCGAGTAATCTTTAATCCGAGGTACGCTGTCATTGTCCAAATAGAAGTCAATGGCGTACTTCGGTTTTTCGACCGGAATGACGATAGCGGGCGCATCTACGATCACGTTGTCAATATACGCATCAAACCGTGGCTTTCCCCTGTACCTTGCATTTCGGAACGAGGATTTAGGGTTGGAGAAGGCCATCAGACCGCTCGCCCCGTGTCCCCACCCGCTAGGGTCGGTGACATCGAGGTATTGCCTTCCGTCAATGTAAATAATGAACCTGTTACCCCTCACGACAGCGCGTAGCTTGTGCCAACGACCAAGTTGGAATCGGAAGTCAGGGTTGATCGTCCACGTCGGCGACCACGGGCTTCCTTGCCGTTGTCCGTTCACTACCTTCAATAGTCCGCCCGGATTCTGCGTGTCAAGATGACTCCACGTACCGAAGGCGTAGTAGTTGTTCGGGTCACGGTAGTTCAGGACAACGCCAATCCAGTCAATCAGGCCGTAGTTCTCCGGTATATCCTCCGTCTTGAACTCTACCTCGAACTCATACTCGCTGTCCTGAACCCACTGCGGGTTAATAACCATAGCGATTTCCGGGGTGTTCTCGTCTTCGTAGATGACGTTGCCATCGACCACCCACTGCGTCTGATAGCCGACCTTGCGCCACTCGGTTTGAATCTGTTGGGCCGTAAACAGGATTTCAGCCATGTTGTTGCCTTCGGCCTGCGGCACCCTTACCTCGAAGTAGTAGTCTCCCGGAGCGACATTGTTCAGACGTATGTTGGAGTATTGGGTCACGCCGACCGACCTCCAAACAACCGTACCGTCCGTGCGCTTCAAGAGCAGGTTGGTTTCCATGTTGGTATCGATTCCGTAAGTAAACTGGATGGCCGGAGTCTGTGCATTGGTTGGGACGTTGAACGTATTCGTTCTGTACGTCTTCACCCGCGCTGGATTCTCTACCCCTAGTCCAGTACCGCCCTGTGTCGGAACCGGAACCCACCCATCGCCCTTGATCTTGAAGTTATCGGGAAGTCCCTCGAATTTCTCCGAGAACAGGATACCGCCCGGCAGGATTTCAGGAGGCCTGTCGGGAACGACGTTACCTACCTCAAAACTGATCGTAGACGAGCGAGTCTTCTTCGGCAACTCAAAGTCTAAGTATGCCTTGTTCTGCTCTGTCTGCACAACCGGGTGCCCTTCAAGTACCCAACCGTATCCGGTAACGTACTTACGAGACGAACCCTCCGTCCGAATAAGTTCAGAGAACGGATAGACCTCGAACTGCTCAACGAAATCTCCGTAGGTGTACACGATCTTTACGCGATAGAACCTGTTCGTGATTCCCAACGCCATCCACCTGATGAATCTGTAAATCCTCCACAGTTCGTCCGGCGTGTACTCCTTCGATTCGTCCCACTCCGCCACAAGCTTTTCGACCTGCTCGTACAGCATATTCATGACACGAGAAATTGTATCAATCGGCGTAGAGCCTTGGAACCTCGTCTTGTAAGCATCGTAAATTTTGACGATGTACTCAATGAATGAATACAGGTTACAAGGGTTGATCGCCATTGGCTCCTTTCCGCCCACGTCTGCGCCGTTGCTGATCGGCTCGTTGAGAACCGAGTAAGGAGGAAGAACGTAAGGGTCACCATTCTCGTCCGTGTGTCCGGTCGGGAAGTACGGCTCCCACGTAACCGGGTCATAGAAGCCATCCATGTTCGGGTTCTCAAAGTTGAAGTCTTTGAGCGGAACAATCAACCAGTCGTCACACACGTACCCTTCCGTACATACCCACTCAAACAGCGGGTCTTCCGGCTCAGGGTCGGGTTCAAGGTCAGGCCGTCTACGATATTTCAGGTCAGGCGGCCCACTGCAACTTAGGACTGCAATGTCGTAATCCGTATCCTCCATCCCTACATCAGGGAACAATTTGACACCGATCACAAGCTGGTCGGTTTCCGGCCTTTGTATTTCGGGGTCATTTGCAAGCTCGCCCCACAATTCCTGATCGACGCTAGGAGCAAGAACGTCGTCCTCGCTGACCAACTCACCCCACATTTCCGTTGAATAAGACGGGACGAGAGGTTCGGACTCGCTGACAAGCTCGCCGAACAATTCGACCTCAAAAGTTTCCGTAAGCTCTACTTCCGGGCCAACGATTTCAGCGAAGATGTCTTCGTCCGGTACGAACGTAATAGGTTCTTCCTCGCTCGTCAACTCAGCGAAGATAAGCTCGTCCTGAGTGTCGGCGAACACTGGGCTGTCGATGTTCCAAAGCTCCCCGTGTTCTGTAAACAGTTCCGTGAACCGCTTGTTGTCGTACTTGATGAAGTGTAGTTCTTCCAGTACGTGCGTGTTGTCCCTGTTCACAGAATCCCGACCGAAAAGGGAATCGAGGATGACTGCATCATTACCGTACTCTCCGATTCCGTAAAACTTCGGTTCCAGTTCCTCTGCTTGCTTGGAAAACCTTACGAAATCGTAATACAGCTTGTCGAGAAGCGACAGGTAAGTCTTCGTATCCTCTGCCTTAACCTCATGGTCAAACTTGATCTCGACAGTCGTCGGATGAACCTTCGTACCCTGAACCTTTTCCTCGATCTCCCGTCCCGCCCTGATGACATTCCTGTCAAACTCAAGAGACGATTCCTCTCGCATTTGCTTGAGGACGTGACGGACAGCCGCAAGCTCCCCGTTTTCCTCTCCTTTTCGGAGTACGGTGCGTTGCAGTTCCTCAAGCACTTCCAAGACAGTACGATAGCTGACGCTGTTGCCTTGAATTATTTCACGATAAGCATCATGGACAATCTTGCTGTATTCGGAGTCCTCGTTTACGAGCAGATAATGGACAAACGCAACCTCCCTGTCCGACATTCGTGCCAACTCAGGGAGATACTTGACCAGCGCCTTTTTGCCCCACTTCTCGGTAGTCCCTAGAACCTCGACAAGAATGTCGGCCTGACGGGTGATCTCTGCTGTGACATTGGGGTCGGCAATAAGGATGGTATTGGAACGTAGGTTGTGCTTTGCCAGTTCCCGGTTCAGAATTTCTTCTGCCATCCTGATCTTTGCGATTCCGGTCGTACCATACATGAAGGAGGCCCTTTTGCCTTCGACCTTGCCCGCCGACAGGATAGGAAGATCAGCCTCGAACATCCGCTTCTCAAGATCAACGACCTCAAGGATTCCGGCTTCCTTTAGGTCGTCAAGGTTCTTCATTAGATGTTGCTCTGCCTTGTGTCCGATATGGGCGACCTTGTTCGACCTTATCTCACTCATGACAGAGGCTAGTCGTTTCATTTCAGAGGAAACCAAACCCAAAACCGAGGCAGGGGAAACAGCGTCCAGCCTTTGGGCGTGTGTAGGGTTTCCTCCCAACGATTCCAGTATCAAGGACTCGCTGTATTTATCAGGAGTCGCCAAATAGTCGTCTACCCGCTCAGACAGGCTCGAATGACGGACGATAGCAGCATGTAGAATGTCATGCTCGATGGTGGCGCTGTACGTCCCAATCCCGAGGAACTTGATGTGGTACAGCTTGTTAAGGTAATGTCCGTAAGTGCCCTTCCTCTTGGTATTGAACCGGGTAGAAAAAACCCCCTTGTATAGAAGGGGGATACCGGAATGTTGGGGGATATTCACATAGTTGTCCATGTTGTATATCCCCCTTTATTTTCGTATTGATTACAGCGTAACCAGTCCAGCCGAGATCGGTTCGGTGCGCGCTCCTGCCAGTTCCGCCCCTTCCGGTACTGAACCAATTCCCGTCCAACTCGTCACTCCGCGACCGGTCACAATGTCGTAGGACGTATTGAACTTGATTATCTTCCCTTCGTCCACTTCCATCTTGATTGCGATACCTACACCCTTGTAGGTGTCCTTAACACCGAACGATTTCAGGAAGTGATTGTTGGAAGTCAAGCGGTAATACTTGTACTTCTCACGCTTCCAGTGTTGATAGTATTCAGGGTGATCGGTGTCTTTCGGGTCAATCGGGTCACCGTTGGTGTCAACCGGACATGGGTTGCAATCGCTGACCGGACGAATGATCTCAAACTCGTCAAGGTGCAGTACGCCCTGCTTGCTGACAGCCAGCGTGTTTTGTAGGAAGCCACGCTTGCCGTCTGTTGGATGGTAGACGTAGACAGGACTCAGGTGGAACATGCCCGTCCACGAAGACGGCTGATACAATTCCGACTTACGGGTATCTCCGGTCGGGTCGTCGTAGATGACCGAAGCGTAGTGGTTTTGCCACAGCAGGCCACCGTAGGTGCGGTACATCGCAATAGACGTTACACCGTTAGACGTTTGGTCACCGTAGCGCTCACCACCTGACGGGTTTTCAGACGAACCGGACAGAGCGAAGTTGCCACCCACGTCCAATTTGCCTTCCTTGAAGGATTGAATCTGACCGCAGTAGACATGAGACACCATGCCGAACCCGTCAGTCGTCAGAGAAGGCTCGCCTTGGAACACGAGAGAGAAGCTGTCTCGGGAAGCATACCCCCAAATGTTGACCGGGATGTCCAGCACGTTCGGTATCGAGTTGCTTACGTCGTCGGAGATGAAGTCCACGTTCACCGGGTACGTCGGCAACTCGGCCAGCTTGTACAGGCCGTTAAGTTCGTACAGAACGTCGTTTTGATTCGTGTCGGGAGCCGAGCCGATCAGGTTGCTGTCGTAGTAGTAATAGTTCGGCGTCAGCTTGAATTGGATGTGTTTGAAGTTGCCGCTGTTGCCGCCCGGATAGTTGACGTGCGACAACACAAGGAACATTTCGCTGAACACCGCTTGACCATTCTCGTCTTCGACAGGAGTCGTCACGGTTTTCAGGATGTGGGTAAACTCGTTGACGTAACCTTCGTTATTGACCTTTGGAGGAAGCGTCTCCACGAACTTCCAACCGGCCTTACACAGAATCGTAACCAAGTCCCAATGCAGATTACGAACGCTGGAACGAACTTCAACGTAATACCCATTTTCTTTTGGCTGTTCCTTGTAGTAGGACAGGGAAACCGTTCTCGTTTCCTCGCCCTCCGTGTAGGTCACCTGAATGGTCGCGTCATCGGTCAGGACAAGCTTTGGTGACTTGTCACTTGCGGCGTTGCTCGTCACATAAAACGTTCCCTCAAACTTCCTTGTGGAAGCATTGTACGCCAGCGAAACCGTAATAGAGTTGGAAGGGCTTGACCCGACCTCAAGAACAGTGACAGTAGGGTTGTCTGTGCTTTGCAGGCCGTCGTCCGAGAGCCCGATCTTGATTGCCTTATCGTCGCCCCACGCCAGCGAAGGGTATAGTTCAAGGTTAATCATTTATGCTTGACCTCCTTTGGATTAAGCATCAACAACAGTAAGTACAAGCGTGTCTGCGTCGGCAGGGGATACAAGAAGTTTCAAGTCAATCCACACCTGCTTGGACGTTCCCGAATTGTTCACGAAATCGAACCGCATTGGCGTGTCCTTCGCTATCGGGTAGATCATCGACATCATGGTTCCCGAATAGATCGTCTGCGGCAACTCCTTGGTGTAGATCGTCTCGAATACTTTGTACGACCCGACCGTAAACTCCCAATAGTCGGGGTGCAGGTATCCCGATGCCGCCAGCGATGCGTTGACGAACTCGACATCCTTATTTGCCATGATGATTTTCGAGTACACGCCAACGTTAGGAGGTACGTCAATCCAAATCCCCTTGACCTTGGGAACTGTCTTGCTCGGGAACTGCGGGTGAGGAAGCGCCCTAACTTTACCTACGCTATCCACGTCACCGCCAAAAATGATTGTTCCGTAACCTGACATTCACCCGCCCTCCTTACGTGTAAGTCAGTTCCAACTTTTGAATCCTTCCGTAACCGTTCTCACGCACCAAGCTTCCCTGCACCGTCCTGCTCCCGTAACCGGAAGCAAATTCCACAACGAACCCGGTAATCAATACATTGTTGATAAACTCGTGGTCATCTACGGTAGGAGGAACAGGAGGGTTCGCGCCGCGAAGAAGGGTGATCGTCTCGGTCGAACCGTCTGCGTAAGTCGTCACGACGGAATCTATGACATCGGGGTCATACGGGTTGCTTCCACGGAACAACTCAACCGACCGCACTTCGTCGGAGGTTCCCGAAAATTCACTAGGTTCGGAGATCATGTAGTTCCGGTTGCTCTCGAACTGGTTCCTTTTGATCTCCCGACGAATCATCTCCAGTATGGGGAAGACATCGTTCGCGTTGAGAAAGTTCCTCATGGTTTCACCCCTTATTTCTTCTCTAAGTATAAGGAGATACCGTGAAGATTAACTGGAAAGAGGAAATGGTGCGACCTCACCAAAAGAGAATCGCACCATACCTGTCATGCAGGCTCGCCCCACGTCAATTCGAGACGGTTTATCATGCCGTTACTGTTCCCCATGAGCGTGTTGCCCTTAATGATGTAATAGCCCGCCGTGGACGTGTTTTCATCATATACGTAACAACCGTCGAGAACTTCAATGAACGGGTTGCCTTTGACGACAACCTCCTTTGTTCTTGCCTGACGCTTCATGTCGAAGAACAGCTTTTCGGCCACAATCTTCTTGGCCCCGTAAGCGGACGCCCCATCGCTCTCATCAATCCACGGACACTCGACCTGTGCCGTCCTGATGTGACCCTTCGTGGCAACCAGCAAGTCCTTGTCAAAGAAATGTCCCTTGTTGCCGTGGGAACCTACGACGATGATGTGGTTCCTGACCCGAGAATAATCCGTAGACGAGTTCAGAGAGTACAGGTTCTCTCCGCTTCGGAAGTTCCACCGCATATTGTTCTCGAAGTCCAGCCGGTGCATGACAAACGTTCCGTACCGGTTGACGTAGACGCGGAAGTTGATCTCATCCACAATGCGCCTGATACAGTCGGAAACGCGCTCGCCCGGATTGAACACGATGGCCTCGACGAACGGGTTCTTGTATCCGTTCGGAGTCTTCACGTTCAACGTGACTTCCTCAAGAACACCTTTGGAGTTAAACTTCATAAAGGTGTTGTTCTTTTGGTTGATGTCCGTGTAGTACGTTTCCTCGATCACGAGGTCAGGGTGCAAAAGGTCTTCATAAACGTACCGCCACCCTGTCATGCCTGCGTGGTTCGCTAGAGCCTGAACGATACTTGACTTTAGCCACGGCCTTGGCGTTGAGTCTCCTGCGAAAGACTCAGCAGGTGGGAAGCTCATCTCTTTCAGGAGAATACATTCCTCAAGCAAGTCGAACCTGTCCACGCAGTTGAAGGTGATTGTCCGGGACTCCGAGTCTTCCTCGATCTCCCCTTTAATCATCCCCGTGAACACACGAACAATGTGATTGCCGTACCCTGCGTAAATACGAACAGGCGTGTACTCACTGATGACGTGTCGGACTTCCCCTTCCTCGTAGTAGGTGTAAGGGTTCTTCCTCTTGTTCTCCGGGAACATAGTATTTCGGACATACTCAGGGGAATAGAGTCCGTGGCTGTTGTTCAGCGTAACCCGCGCAGTGGACGAAGACATATCAAGGTGAGTAGTGACTTCCCATTCCATGATGTCATCCTCGATATAGAACGTCTCATCGTACACAAACCCGCCGAGGTCATACCATCTCGGTGTCACCTTCATTTCCGTAGTCGTCGTGGTGATCGGCGTACTGGTAGCGTAGTTCTTATTGACGTACTTCACTTCATCCACGTAGACAATGCCGGTTCCCGATTCCGTGGTGCTGATCTCCACGCGGTTGTCAGAATCGTTAAACGACTCGGGACTCAGGCCGGTGTCCATCCACCCCGAAGCACCCCTGACGAAGACGCGCATTGTGTTCTCGTTTTCGGCCACCAGCATGTATTCCTGCCATTCCGTGTTGTCAACGCTGTACGCCCCCGTACCGTCGGACACGTTGTCTTTCGTAAGTGTGACACGGAAAGCCTTACTTCCGTTGGACACTGTTACCCGTTCCATATGAGTGCTGTCTGACATCTTGGTCTTGAATTGCATGGTGAACGGGTACGCTACATCCCCGCGCCGCACGATACCCTTAGCGGAAGACGTATCATTGTCGGAGAAGTGTATGTACTCCCCGCCCGGATAGACCGTCGTACCGCTCAACGTAGACCAGTCGCTTGCGTCCTCCATACCATCCTCGAAATCCCAAACCGTGCTTCTGTACCCGCCGCTTGAATCTCCGCTCGAAGACGGGATGATTATCTGCTCCCGAATCTCAGCGAACTCGACAGCCTTGATGGTCATAATGCCAAACATAGACTGAGAAGCGGTCGGCGGCGTGGACGTGTTTGTCATGGAGAACTCGAACGTGTGACTCCCTGACGGAACCGTGATGGGAATTGGGTGGACGATGCCACTCGGGAGTTGATCTCCCCTAGCCGACCACACCACATTGCCGTCCATCTTCAACTGAATGAGGTCGCCCGGAGTCAGTCTCTTGTAGAAGCAAGAGAACGATAGGTATCCCTGATGGAACCATTGGTGCGTAAACGTAAACGACTTCCGGTATCCGGGAGAAGGGAGCCTGTTGAACCCCAACACACGCTTCGACCCTTGCGGAGTCGAGGCCGTGAAGTAGTCGCTGTTGTTAATACCGAACTTGGAATCCGTTCCTTGGTGCAAGTCCTTGTAGTAGGAAGTCCGTTCCTCTGTCTTGGTTACCGTGGTTACGCTTCCTGTACTTCCTCCACCGCCCGGCGAAGTCGTCACTCCGTTCAGGGTAATGGAGCCGTTCAGAACCTTCTCCGGGTCGATGTCAACGCCGTCCTTCCAAACCTCGAAGTGAAGATGGGAGCCGTCTCCGCCGCCTGACGGGATAACGCTACCCGTATTTCCTCCTAGACCAATACGTTGCCCGGCCTTTACGATCTGTCCCACCTTGACCAAGTTTGCATCAAGGTGAGCATATCTCGTCCTGACACCATTTCCGTGGTCGATGGTCACGTAGTAACCGTACCCGCCAGCGTTGTAACTGGCCTCTACGACTGTACCGTCCCACACAGCCACAACCGGGTCGCCTTTTGCCAAATCAAGGTCAAGGCCTTTGTGTTTCGGCCTCGAAGGATTTACCGTTCTGTGCCTTGACGTAATCACCATGTCACTTAGGCTGGACTTTCCTTCAAGCGGCATTACGGGTGCATTGGAGTAGAACGTCCCGCCGTTCTCGTCAGGGACGACCACGGAGACAACGTTCGTCGTCGTCTCTTTGGTGATGTACTCGATCACATCGAACTTCTTTTTCAGACCCCGAACGTAGACAAACTTGTCAAGCTCCACGATCACCCGTGGAGCATGACCGAACGCATTGACTTTGCGCATGAGTTCATTCAGCGCGTGTCTACTAGGTCTGTCGGAATTGTTGAGAAACATCACTTATCACCTGAACCTTTCCAAAGCCCACTCAATGAACCTGTGGAGGTATGTTACAGCCTCCGCCCGCGTAATGCACCCACTAGGGTTGAAAGTTCCGTCTGCATACAGAGGGAACACATAGCACCCGTCAAGGTACTTTTCGTGAAGGATGTCCAGCAGGTCTTCCGTCCACCACTGACCGTCCGGGATGTCGGGAATGTTGCGCTCGTTGACGGCGTATGGAGAGTATTCCCGATCAGTGAAGCGGCGGTACAAGTTCAACCTCATCCGTTGCAACAGAACCATAAACTCGCCGCGCATGAGATTTACCTTAGGGAAGAACCTGTCGTTCCACACCACAGCCTCAGATGTAGGAATGACGGTTTCAGAAGTATGTAGAATCTGACCGTTCTCTCCCTTGTAGTTGTACTGCACAGTGACCGGAATATTCCAGTATTCGTAGGAAGTGTAAAGAACTCCGTCAACGATGGTAAATACGTTTCGGTCGTAGCCGACCTGTCTACGCATAGCCTCCTGAACCGTCTCGCCCGGATAGCGCTCAAGCTCGATGCGTCTCAGTTTTTGGCCCATAGCCGTGGCAATCTCGTTCAGACTGTAGTTGATGTCGAACGTGTACTTGCTCTTATGCGCAAGCTCCGCCGATGGGTAGATGCCTGCCTGTACAAGAACAGGAGCCTTGCGGCACGTATCTGTCTCATAGTACGGTACGCCCATCGCCATGACCACGACTTGCAGTCCCGCCGAGATAGGGTTCGGAAGATAAACCTTGTCTACGTCCGTCTCTACATTGACAGGTACTCCGTCCACGTAGCAGTAGACCGGATTGTCGTCGGATGGAACGTAGCCCGGCAGAGGAAATTCGATCTGATTTTCTGTGCTGATATAAGATCGAACAATCCTCTCTTTGCCCGCGACAAACTTGTTGTACGGGATACTGTTGAACAACGTCTCCGTATCCGACTGATCAACGCTCAGATACAGCCTCGCGGCGTCCAGCACGTCACGGTAATACCAGTCGTATGGACTGACATCTATCCAGCGCATATCAGTACCCCCTTAGAAGTTTGTCGATGAACCGGAAAGTCCGCATGAGGAACGCCGCCCCTTCGCCGCGAGTCAGGTGATCTTCCGGTCTAAAGTATTGAACCGGGTCGCCGTTGTAATCGTAGACGGAGATCAGGCCTCTCTCCTGCATGTCCTTGATGTACTGCTCCGCCCAATGGCCGCCAATGTCAATAAACGGAGAAATGCTCCTGTAGTCGAAATCCTGCTTCCTGACAAGCAGGAGGTTAACTGTCACAAGGTATTTCGACTCTTGTTCGACTGCCCGGATGTCCGGCTCCCCATTTACAATACCGATGTAAATGGTGCCTTTTTCGTCGTAGTATTTATGCTCCGCCCCGATGAACTGGAGCCAGTCCGCAAACTCCTTCTTGGAGTAAAAGAGCAACGTAAGCGTCGTGGTGTAATGACTGGTTCCGCCTTGTACCAGCCCCGCCGAACCGTTCAGCGTGGCATTGGCGTGTGACTTCATAACCGGAGCAGGAGGTTTGTAGTCGTTGACGATACGGCCCTTTACTTCAAGATAGCGGAGTCCGTTATCGTAGAACAGCTTCTTCTTGTACACGTTGTCTTCGCTAAAGAAGGTGTTTTGCTGAGTCATCTTACCCCTCCTAAGAAAGAAGCCCCACCTTTTCAGATGGGGCGAGATTCAGAAGCCACGGTATCCGAACGGATTGGCTTGCTTCTGTAGACGCAAGCTTCTTCCATCGCTCAACCCTTGCCCAATCGCCCGACCTATCTCACGGATACGCTCGGTTGGCGTGTTGCCCGTGACGTTCGGCAAGGAAATAGTTACGTGAACGTCTCCCCCTTGAACAGTATAGGTCGTGTGGGTGTTGTTTCGCGTGATGTATTCGTAATAACTCATGGCTTTTACGTTGTCCGGCAGATTGAACGTGCCTCCGGTGTTCCTCATTTCTTCGAGGATTCCCAACTGAGCCTGCAAGGACTGGCGTTGCAAATCCCTGATCTCGCGTTGGATTAGCTTCTGTTCCTCAACGTCCGACGTTCTTCCAAGCCTGTCTTTTAGCTCGGAAATAAGCGAGTCGAACATCGTAATCTGTTCGTTATACTGTTTCAGCCTCATGCTCCTGAGTGCAGGATTGTTTTCGTCAAGACCCATGACGCCCATGTTTACTCTTTCTTGGAGATAAGCATTGCTCATCTCAGCCAACCTGTCTTCCAAATCCTGACGGTATGTGGTGACGCGAGACAACCGCAAGTCCCTGATCGCTACGCGCTCACGTTCGATCTGCAACTGCAACTGAGCAATCTGCTCGTCGATCTGTTGCTTTTGGTCTTCCGTGACAGGTGTACTTCTCAGTTGCTCGATCTGCGTCATCCACGTATTGATTCTCTCGTTGGAGATGCCGATTGCGGAGTCAATATATTCCTTGCTTCCTCTATCCATCATCAGTTCGTTGATGGCAGACTGGATAGCAAGGGAGTCTTCCGCTATCCTTGCCGCCCGCTGGATTCTCGACAGAGCCGCGTCGAAGGCAATTTGCACCATCTCTTGCTGAATCTGTCTAGCCTTTGTCTCGAACTCAAGCTCTGCCTCGCGCAAGTTGCGTTCCCAACGAGCGATTTCTTCTCTTTGTTCGTTTATCTGTTCTTCCGTATATCCTTCACTACCGAGCATCGTTTCCAACGTCGCCTTAGCGTTGGTAATGTAATCGTTAATCCTCGTAAGCTCGTCGTTATAGAGGGCAACCATCTCATCCATCTTCTCTTGACGTATTCTGACGTATTCCTCGGAATCCGTGGCGTACCCTTGGCTTATTGCCCTCAACTGCTCCAACATCATAGAGGATTCGATCTTACTGATCTCCCTCTGAATACTTTCCCTGACCGTATCCAAATCATAGATTCTGTAAGTACCTTTCAGGAGGTTCTCACGAATCCTGTCCTCGATGGTTTGGTTCATACGTTCTCGCAGGCTCGCCAGTTCTTCTTCCTCAAGCCGAGCCTTGTCCATCGACTCTTTATAGACAGCTTTCCTAGCCTCCATCTGATCTTGAATTGCTCCTGTCGCGCGAGAGAATTCTTCGTACACTTCATCGAGGCTGAGATTATTCTCTCTGATGTATCCAAGAACATCATAGGTTCCGAAACCTTTTTTCAGGTTGGCTCCGTACCTCTCGTTCAGGAACTCCCCAAGCTCTTGGGCCAATGCGTCAAGCTCGAAACCGGAAGTGTACTTGTCGCCCGCGACAAACAAATCAAGACCACCAAGAAGGGTGTGCCATATAGACAAGGCTCCCCTCTCAACCAAGTTGGCATCTTGGAACCTTTTCAGGGCGTCGATGTCCTTCATCCTCTTGTCGGCGATCTCCAATTGCTTCTGCGCTTCCGTTTGCGCTCCTTGCGATGTGAATTGGGTCACTACCTCGCCGACACCTGCGAACAACAACATTTGAAGGCCGAACCCTCTAGCCGTCCTAGCAAGGTTTGCCATAGATGAGCCTAGACCCCTAGCCTTTTGACTAACCTTTCCAAGCAAGTTGTCTAGGTTATTCAGCCCTCTGACAAAGCTTGCGCTGTTGAGAGTCCTCGAAAGCTTGTCTACGCTGTTGCCGAGTGCAACAAACTGAGGGTTAGTCCTTCTGACTTCTTCTCTATTCCTGACCTGCGCCGCCGTGTACGAGTCAACAGCGTCGGCTAGACTGTCGAAGTCGTTAATGACCTTTCCGGTGTTTCTATGAATGTCCTCAAGGTGCTTCCTGAACTCGGGCAGTTCTTGGTCACCGAGTCCAGCCAAGAAGGAGGTTACCCTCATCCCCTTATCGGACTTGCTGATCTCGTCGAACCTTGACCGGTTTTGAAGCTCGACAGCCAACGTCTTAGCGAAGTTCTCGTCAATGCCGCGCATACCCTTGTCGTAAAGCTTTCCTGCCGCATACTGAGCACCGCCCCAACGTCTCTCGTCGGTCATGGCCTCTTTGGCTCGGTAACCGCGAGATTCCTCGACCGCATAAAGAAGGTCTTTCACATCATTGACAACGATGTTGTTGTCGCGGATATATCCCCTCAGTTCCTTCATGCGCTCGTCGCTGTTGTTAGTAAAGTCCTTGATTACAGGGGCGATAACGGGGTCGGTCAGAGCCTTGCTCATGAACGCCCTGTTCTCCTTGGTGTTTGCAAGCAGGGCTTGGTTTACAGTAGGAAGGTCTGCCAAGGCCTGCAACGCCCCTTGAGTTGCCCCGCGACCGAATGCTCCACGGTTGCCGTACAAAGCGTCCAACATCGCAACCCTTGCCATAGGTGCCTGAACAGCGTTTGAACGATACATGGCTCGCATTCCGTAAACGGAAGCGAAGCCGATAAGGGCATCCCCTAGGAACTGGATAAGGTCAGCAATCTTGTCACTGTTCTCGCGGATTCCGCCCGTCAAGTTGGTAATGGCACGAGACACGTCCGTAATCACGGGCGTCAATTCTTCCATTACGGAAGTGAACGCAAGGATGGTAGACGTTCCCGCCCTTTCCAGTTCCATTATCGGAGTAGTGAGGTTGTTGGACAACAGGTCGTCCAAATCCTCCAAGTTGAAGCCCTCAATCGCTTTTGCAAGCTCTACGGCAGTGTAAAGCTCGTCAAGGGTCGTAGCACCTTTAGCACTTTGGTAAGTACCGAATAGTGCCATAATGGTGTTACGAGCGTTTTCGTCGTCGATACGGTCGTACAGATCGGCAACTTCTTTCATGATCTCCATAGCACTTCTTACACGCTTGATGCCGTCTTCCTCGATGTACACGTCTACCCCTAGAGTCTCAAGTTGAGACAGGGCTTTAGGGGATTGCAGACGAGGGAGGATGGACTTGTAGAAGTTACCGATATTCTCACCGGACAAACCAGTGTACTGGATGGAGGTTGCGAGCATAGCGATTGCTTCCTCCGGCGACACGCCCGCCGCCTTGAACGAAGAACCCGAACGCATCATGGCGTTCATGATAGCTTCGGTCGTGGCGTTGGTCATGTTGGTTGCAACCGCCAGCGGAGCAACGACCCGTCTTTCCAGTTCACCGATATGTAGGTCGAACTGACCCATGAAGGCTTCAAGGCCCGACGCGATACTTTCAACCGGGTCACCTTCACGGTCGATGTTGTAGATTTTTCCGACCAAATCCGTGAACATCTTGACGGAAGCCGCGTCATCCAGCAAACGGGAACCGACGCTCGCAACGGCAGACATCGTTCCGTAGTCCATAGCATACGCTACAGCAGATTCTCGGACAAACGGCATGATATTTTGAATCGTTTGGGTAGCTACCTCAGAAGCCGTCCGTCTATCACCCTCCGCCGCCCGCTGTGCAAAGTCCGCCTGAGCCTTCGCGTAGATGTTGGAGAACATTTTCAACTGCTCAAGCTGAGACGTTCTATACTGCTCGAAGGAGCGATACAGGAGCATCAACGGAGTACCTACAATGGAACCGGCCAAGATGTGACGAACCGTGTTGACGATGGCCCCTTGTAGACCGAACTGGTTGAAGTAATTGTCCCGACGAGCATAAGGGTCGTTTACAAGAGTAGAGGTCGCGGCGCTGGTTCTGCGTTCACGAACCGTCTCACCTTCTACCTCAACCTGACCCATTTGCCGGATTCGGCGAGCCCGGTTAATGTCCTTCGGAGAAACCTGTACCCCTGCTATCTCTGCCTTCATGTGAGCGAATTGAATGTCAATTTGCTCACGAATCTTCTTGACGATCTGATTGTTAATCCTTTCGATTTCACGAATCAGATGGTATCCGAGAGAAGGTGAATACCTGATCTGTACAGACTCGATGGCGTTGACCATTCTCCGTACTTCCTCGTTCAGCCCGCCGCCTATTTTTCTGTTCAGGGCTTGCTCCAAACGGGAGAATTGACGACGAAGCTCCGCCGAGTACAGTTCGCCGGAAGTAAACCGGTGGTTGGCGAAAATCCGATTGAAGCTGTCAAGATCAACACCAAGCTCCCGAGCCATGAACCTTCTCAGTTGCGTAGACACTTGGTTCAGTGGACGCTCGAATACGCTTTGGCTCATGGAGCGGATGCCAGCCGAAACCTCTCGAATGTAACGTTGAGCCGCATCGTTCACAGCATCTTGGATTCCTTCGATGCTCGGAATCCTAGTGGAATCGCGACTCGTCCTCACCTGACTGATAGCGTTGTTGATCGCTTCCGTGACCCTGTTCCTGATAGAGTTGAAGACCCTGTTCATATCCCGTTCCGTGATCTCGAACTCTCCGCCCGAGGCCACGTTGGGGTTCAGCATAATCTTCTTTACGTGTTCTTTGACCCTGTTGATGATCTGCTGAACAGTGTCCTTTCCGATGTGGAATTGCAGGGACGCAAGGTCTTGAGCAGAGATCAAACCTGCTCCGTGTTTGTTCAGGGCCGCCACAAGGTTGTTTAACTGAACACGGACAAGACGAGCAATGGCCTTGTTTACCTCATCAAGATCGTCCTTGGAGATCGGGACTTTGCCGACTTGCAGGTCAGGGTTAATGTCGATGACGATGTTGGCGTATGCCTGAGCAAGCTTCTCATTCAGCGCCTTATCAACCTTGGAGAAGATGTTTTGGACGGTACGAGCGTTGATCTTGAGAGCCTTTCCACCGTACTGTGCTACCGCGATTCCGTTGGCTTCGATTAGGTTATTGATCTCACGTTCAATGTTGCGCCGTAGGTTTTGCCCCGTTCCCCTAGAAACCTCTGCGGACAAAGAACTCATGGATGCCCTCATGGCGTCAATGCGCCTTTCCATGCCAAGGAACTTACTGTCGAGCTTTTCCAGCGCTTCGCCGAACAACGTGAGATTGTTCAGGGATTGCTGAAACTCAAGGACTATATTCGCGCCAAGGTTTGGTAGCTCGTTAGCCATTGTCTCACCGCCCTTATGAATAAAACTCCTGCACCCTCCCTAGAAGGAGCAGAACAGGAGCCGAAGTTACAGTAGTTTAGCGAGCCATTCCATATCTTCTTCCGTAGCAACCTTGTAGCCGTCGATGTACTCTGTACCGTCTTCCGTCTTGCCGGTGATTCCTGCCGGAACACCGTCTTCGTTGGTAGGTGCCCCGCCTCCGCCAAACATGGAAGCAAACCCCATCGTGGATACTTTTACAGTGAAGTCGATATGCTCATGGCATTGTTTCAAGTAGTAATTCAACTGCGGAAGGGTCAATTCCCAAACTTGGTGCTTATCCAAGTTACAGTAATGGGCCAGTTTGAAGAAGATATTCGACCAGTCTATGACCCTGTTAGGGTTACTGTCGTAAGCGGCTTCTTCCTCCTTTGTGTTTACAAAGACTTTTTTAGCCCATTCAACCCAATCATGCAGTCGATAATTTGCTTGGCAATCACAAGATCAACATACTCCGCAAGGTAGTCTACCGTGATGTGCGGGTAGTACGGCTTGAACGCCATAAGCAGAACTTCCATCAATTCTTCATACCGGTCGTCGTCCTCGCCCTCCATTACAATGAGGTTGGAGATGATAATACCGGTGTCGATGGTGTTCAGGAGCTTCATGAGCTTACGGGCGTCTTTCAGCCCCAAAGGAGGGATGCGGTACGTCTTTCCGTCCCGGAGACGAACTGATTCATCATCCTCGAAGAACACCTTCTCAATGAAGTCTGCTTCCTCCTGAGAGATCGGCGCTGGAGTCTTGTTCGTGTTTTCTTCCTGAGCCTCGCCGCCGCTCTTAGGGATGGACATGTTCCGATCTTCGCTCATTCTTTCTTCCCCCTCATCTGTTTTCTTCCCCCTTGTAGTAAAAAGAGTGAGCGCAAGCAGGGGGAAGGGTACTTACGCTCACGACAGATAGTTACTGTCATACACTATGATAAGGTGATGGTGCCCAACAATAACCGATAAAGTGAAAAGAAAAGACCCTCCGTAGAGGGTCTTATCCATTAGCAGATGTCCGCCGTGTTCGGGTTGAACACTTCGTAGCGCTTGATCGTGCCGAGCTTGTTGTCCACCCGTTCCGGGTCGATGACCGTCAGCGTGACGCTGTGCGTCGAAGCTTGCTGACGAGCGGCGTCGAGCGTGAAGTTCGACTTCACGCGGCAAGCGTACAGTTCCGTTTGGAAGCCTTGGATAGAGCCGTCTTTTTGCTCGAACAGACCGTCGTGGACAACCGTGACGGTCAGCGGGAAGTCCTTCGTCGAGATGTCCAGCACGTCAACGACTTCGGTACGCTTGTAGTTCACGTACACGTCTGCGCCTTCCATGTGCGGGTTGAACGTAACGACACCTTCATCGGTGATCGTGTATTCGTGTTCAGCCGGGCTGTTGGCTACACGCTTCAATAGCTTGTTGTCTTTCAAGGTACGGATGGAGACGTGCTTCACCTTGCCGTTCGTGCCGCCCTCGTCGAACAGGGTAGCACCGAAGCCAAGCGTGATCTGACCGTTCTTTACCGTGTGACGTTCTTCAAGAACCCACACATAGCCATCCGGGTCGGACGTCGAAGCTACAGCATATGCTACGAACACCGTGTCCCCGTCGTCAGCGCCCGACACAACCGTCAACGTGTTGGCCCCAACATTGTGCGTGACCGTGACCAGCGCACCTTCGGCGTTGTCCTTGCGGACGGTAGGTGCCGGAGAAGCGATGGATTGTTGGCTCAGGCTGATCGTAGTGCCGTTAACCGTAGCCGTTTCGTAGACCATCTTATACGTTGCACCGGAGACGCCTTCACGCAGTTTCGAGCCGAGAACAAGACGTACCATGTTCAGGTCAAACTTAGCGTCTTCCGCCGTAATGTCGATGGTCTTCTTCCGCAGGAGCGTATCCAGCGGTACAGACGAGTCGCCGCCCTCGATGTCCTGCATGTCAAGCTGGATGTCCAGCCGCATGTTGTTCATCGTACCAAGAGTGATAAGCTCGTCACAGCCCGGAATCTTAGCCATGAACTTGCCCGCACCCTTGATAATCATTTTCTTGTTCTTGTTGTTGGTGTGCGACATTTAGGTCACCCCTCTAACCCGATAGTGAATAGAATTTGGGTGAAGAACTTGTAAACGTCCTCTTGGTCAGTCTCGACCTCACCCATTGTAAGGAACATGCTTTTGAACGAGTTGACGCACTTCAAGCCGATGTACTGTTCCTCGAAGATTTCGTTAATCCTGTCGGCTAGGTTGATTGCTGTTTCTTCGTCTCCACTGATGACGTAGATGTCGAAGTCGAACGCAACCATATATTCCAAGTGGTTCTCACCACGGACGCCGGGATTAGCGTAGAAGGAAATGATCGGTAGGTTCGGCTTTACAAGCTCCGTGGGCCGTCGTTTCTTCTGAATGCGCCGCGCATATTCCTCCAGCGTCGTGGAGTTATCGAAACCCATGAGTTCACGAATCACGGCATCTTCACGAAGAACGGTATGGATGTAAGCGTACAGGTCTGACATCCGTAGCATCGCATCACATCCTTACCCTGATGTCTCGTAACTTAATATAAGCAGTGATTGGCACGTTTTTAACGGCTTGCAGAATTAGCCTATCCAAGTTACGGGTGCCCGTCTTTAGAGCGTTTCTGAACCAAAAGTGAGCGCGTACAGGGTGTCCGAAGATGTTCTTCCGAGGAATCTTTTTCTTGACTCCTGCCTTTACTGACCCCTTATGCACGTTGCCGCCCAAGTCCGTCCATTCCCTATCACGGTAGTATATTGGTGCTCTAAACTGAGCGGGACGTTGCGGGTTCCACCCGTACCCTCCCGGACTCCACCCAACCGGAGGTTGCATGTTACTTCCCGTACCGTACTCATAATAGAGCGCACGGAAAGACTGGTTTGGTGTCGCGTTATCCATGTAGAGACGCGACACAAACCTTGAGGTAGCCTCTTTGTTCGTAAATTTCAAGGCGGCGGGGAACGAGGTCACGTACTTAGCATCTACTTTCCGCACCTTGAGTTGTGCTAGGTTTACCAAGGCGGCCTTGTAAACTTCTCCCGTCACATCGCCAAGGGCCTCACGGATGCTCCGCTTCAACGCTTGTTCGTATCCGTTGCGATCAAATTTGATAACGTCCGCCATGAAATCACTTCCTTACGTCACTGCAAACTTCCAAGACCAACATCTTCGGGAAGGTGTCATAGTCGGTAGCAGTGACTTTGAAGGTCTTTTCCTGACCTTGGATTACGAGCGCTATCTGATCGGTTTCCTTTACAGACAAGGCCGTCGTATAGACGCGGTATTCGGTATCAGGGTGGATACCTGCCTCGATCTGACGAAGATCGCTGGTAACCTTCTCTACGAAGCAAGGGATGCCCTGAACCTTGACCACCAGTTCGTTCTTCAAGTTGCCCCGCGCGTCTGCCACTTTCTCCAAGCTCTTGATCGTCAGTAGGTGGTTACATTTCAGGAGATTGCAAACAACGGACAGGGTTGTATTTTTGAACGGCTCGAAGTGCGTCCCGCTGACGACATAGTTCTCGTCCTGCGAGTGGTTGCGTACAAAATCACCGCTATCTATGTCAACATCGGGAAGAAAGATACCCTCCTTGAAACTCTCCAACTGCTTCATGTTGGTGACGGCCTTGTTCATTCTCCCGATGAGTGCTTTAGTATCGTAGGACGTAGGGGTTCCGTTGACGTACCTAGTTACTGTTACGTCATTCCCTTGTCGCCGGATGATGCGGGCCTTATGATTCCTCATACTGCTCCATCACCGCCCTTTTAGAAGGTGCGATAACGAACACTTTAGAGTCTCCGCCCACACCAAACCCTTCAAGCAAGTCCATAGCCCTAGACATCAAAGTATCGGCCAACTCAGCGTAATCCACAGCCTTACGTTTCCATGTCACGTCAATGGTCTTGACTTCGATGTCTACACGGCTTGCCATCGACGGGCACAGCAGATAAGCGATGATGTAAATGGTGGCAAGGCGAACTTTAGCCTTGTCTACGTCAGGCATATCATAGTAGTTCGGAACGAGGTCGAGGACTTGGAACTCTGCTACATCGAGAATAGCAGGGTCGTCTATATCTTCATTTGGCAAAATGTCCTCATCGACCCCGCCAAGCAACCGCCTGACAGAATCGTAGAATTGCGTATCTTGAGCAGGGTCAATGATTAGAGCCACGACGAACCCTCCCTTACAGGACTTCGAGAATCTGCAACACAGGCTGGCTTGCAGAGACGAAGCAAATCTTCTCGACGCCTTCAAGCTCCGTCGTTTGACCAAAGATCAGACGTTTGGACTTACCGACAACAGCAAGACCGTCCTCGCTGTAATAAATGTCTCCGTAGCCTAGATTCTCAATGACCACGGTAGCATTGCGGTTTCTGACGTTGTAGATGTAGTCGCTGTAAATTCCCATCTGATGGGAAGTCTCTCGGACTACCTTACGCTCCGTTGAACGTTCTTCCTTCGGATGTTCCGCCACCGGCTCTTGTGCCGGTTCTTCAACATGAGCCTCGTCAGCAGGAAAAGACTCCGCCTTAATCTTCGCAAGCATGGCTTCCAACTCAGCGTTTTTCAGTCCCTTGATCTCAGCCTCTTCTACGCCGAGAGAAACCAGTTCCGCGATCATCTCTTTCTTGGATGCCATTGACTTTTTCCCCCTTTTGAGGATATAATAAGTGAAAAAGGTGGGAGGGATTTCCTCCCTAGCCCACCTTAGTCATTACAATTAGCCCGAGATCGGCGTCACGATGTCAGGCAGAACTACTGCCGAAACCTTGGACACGACCTTCTGAGCGAACCATTCTTCCGTCTCAATCCACAGCGTCTTCGATTCTTCGCTGTAGTATTCGCGGGTCTTTTGGTTACCCACGACATTTGCCGCAGGGTTCGTCCACTGGAACGTGTATGCGGCGGCCGGAACATCGCGGCCCGGATTCGACGGCAGGTACATCAGTACGGCGTTGTTGCCCCAAATGTAGTTCGTCATGCCGCCTTCTCCGACCCGTCGTTGAGCAGACGTAGCCTTACGCGCGTTCGCAACGATCAGGTTGTCCACTTGAAGCAGGTCTTTGATGGCCTCGTCCGAAACGAAGTCCGGCGACAGCCATTCGTTGAACCGGGTCTTGAATTTCGGGTGCATTTTCAGGATGTTGTAGACCGGCTTCGACAGAACCAGCGTGTTCAGGTTCGGAGCGCCAAGACGCTCAGCCTTTTCACGAAGCTCGAAGATGTCCCGAATCGGGTTGGAGTTCTCGAAGTCGCTCCATTTCACGATGTCAGGGTTCGTGTTGGCTTCGCCGACCGTCACCCGCAGGTCTTCGTGGAAGTTCAGCGGGTTCGTCAGCAGTTCAGCCGACTTGATTTCCTTGTTAAGCAGGAGCTTCGCCTTGACTTGCTTCGCCGCCATCTCCTTGAGGTTGAAGATACGGTCTTGGTCAGCGTTTGCGATTTCTTCGTCGTACAAAGCGTAGCGCTTTGCGTACCCTTCGCAGAAGTACGCATCGTCGCTCCAACCAGTACGCATTTCACTTGCTACCGTACCCGGAGCGCGACGGATGTCGTCATCGGCAATCATATGGTCTTGGTAATCGAAGACCATGTAGCGGTCAGACTGCTTGTCAACCTCTACGACCGGAATGACCCGTTCGCCGATATATACACCGTTCTCCTGATATGCAACGGAGATGTTCGTCAGGTACTGGTCGTAGTGGGTGTTCTTAATGTGATGTTGTGGATACGTTGCCATGCGTCAGAACCTCCCTTTATTACCCTTATTGGCCGCTCGCCGGAATGGCGTAGACCTTCGGACGAATCAGGACTTGCACCTTCTGACCGGCAACAGCGCTGTTTTGTGCTTCGCCAAGAACGTAGGCAACGTCGCCTTCGCTCAGGCTTGAAACACCCTTCGCCTTGCCGCCAGCGGCAACAATGACATCTTCGCCGAATGCGATGTTGCCAGCGGCTTCGATCTCGGCGATGCGGTCAAGTTGAACAGCAACCGTACCGCCGTCACGATCTTCGTATTGATACGTGACAACGCCCACGCACGGTAGGTTATCTTGCTCAGGAACCTCCACTTCACGCGGAGAACCTTCAACGTACTTGACGGCTTGGTCAACGCCGACGGTNTTGTACGTGTCGTTAGCGCGGAACGTGAACGGGCGCTGGAAACCAGTAACATTACCCGCCATTGTTTGTCATCCTCCTTTATTGCGCGGCCTTGGCTTCGAGTTCAGCCAGCGCTTGCTTCGTCAGTTGTTCAAGGTCGCCGCCCTCTTTCTTGAAGCGAATCATAGCGATTCGAGCGGCTTCTTGACGCATTTCTTCCTTGCTCAGAGTAACCGGAGCTTCGTCCTTCTTGGCTTCGACTTGTGCTTCCGTGACCTGAGCCGCCGCCTCTTGCACAGCGCCGGAGAACTCTGCCTTCATGGCAGCCAGTTCTTCCTTGATTTCATCCACGCTCAGAGTGCGCAGATACTTTTCATAGCGCTCTGCATTGAAGGCGTTTCCGCGAGCCGCGATACCGGCCTTCACCGTGTCTTGAATCAGGTCTTCGGTAAACTGGTCAGCCAGTTGAGCCTTGGCCGACAGGGATTCAACCTGCTCGTTGGCCTTTGCCAGTTGACCTTCCAGTTCAGAGACACGAGCAAGAGCCTCTTTCAGTTCGCTGTCCTTTGCCGCAAGAGCCGCCTCATGTTCGCTCTTTGCGACCATTTCTACGGTCGGCTCCGTAGCCGACAGATTCGTGTCAGGAGC